GTAGCCGAACCGATACCGGGCGCCGCCGGGTTTGCGCATCGAGCCCCGCTGGCCGAGGATCGCAACGTGGGACAAGTGGAGCCGTCGCCGGTGAACGCGGCCGTCGCGGGCGCCGCGCCGCCGTGGGCGCGAGGGGTGCGGAAGGTCACCGTCTTGACCGGGGCGGGAATCTCGACCGACTCCGGAATCCCGGACCCACCTACGGGGGTACTCACGGTAGCGGCCCCGTCCCTCAGGTGAGGGACGGGGCCGCTGACTCCCGGTGATCAGACCTGATCAGGCCGGCCTCCCCGGAGGCGGCACGATCGCCGGCCAGCCCTCGTAGGCAGTCCAGGCCAGAGAGTCCTGCACGGGCACCAGGGACACCCTGCGGCCCAGACTGCGCTGCACCCACCCGGTCACCTCGGGCCAGTCGGCATACCTGCCGACCGGATCCAGGATCGCGGGCCTGACGTCGGCTGGGATCGCCACCGTGGCGAGGAGCCACTTGGGGTCATCACCCCGGTCGAGCAGGAGCACCCGCCACGGGCCGTTGCCCTCGGCGACGCCGGTGTCCCCGCTCACTTGCCGGCCTGCTCGATTGATTCGGTCAGGAGTTCGGCCAGCAGGCGCAGGCTCCCCGAGGTAGGCCCCGCGTCGATGGCGTGCCCGACGAACCGGGAGATCTGCTTGGGGTCGGCCCCGGCGTCGAGCGCGGCCTTGACCGCGGTGAGGAACGCGGTCTGCCGGCTAGCCGCCGAATCGGTTGCGGCCTGGGCCTTCTTGGACGATGGTGTGGTCACGGTGATGCGCCTCCTAGTTAGGCGTTGATCCGAGGGCCTGTCCCGAGGTCAGATCTCGGGGCGGGCCCGCTGTGTTGACAGGACCAATCCTGAACTGGGCCGGCCGCAGAAGCCAGCAGTTCCACCGTGGCGGGCGCGGCCCCCATCGCCCAACGGACCGCGCCCGCCCCTCCTGCGGGAGCCGGGTGACACCTGCACGCACCCGCCCCCGCTTGCGGGCCAGGCGCCGGGGTCTGGCACCTAGGCCCGCCGCCCTGACGGGCCGGTGACTGCCGGGTCCGTGTCTCCCAGCAGCCACCAGCCCGCGTAGATCCCCCCGGCTCCGAAGGGACTAGCAACAGGCCGGGGGGAGTCCTGTTACCGGCGGACCTCACGGACGCCGGTCATGCCCCGCTGCCGCCACCACGCCAGCCAGGACATGTCGCCCCAGTTCCCGCCCCGGGGTGCCTGCGGCTGGGAGGCCAGCGGGTACACCGCGCCGTCGATGACCACCCCGGCCGGCGACGGGCCGGTGCCCGGCGGGTAGACCGTCGGGCCGGTGAACGTGTCACCCATCGCCCCGGCCTCCCGTGACCCGGTGACCCGGTGGACGAGGGCGCCCATCACCGGCTCCCCTTCTGCAGCAGCCGGAACCTGCCCGGCCCGACCACGGCCAGCGACCCGCCATGAGCGAGCGCGTCCAGCACGAAGTCCGGCAGCAGCTCCCCCGGCGTGTAGACGACCGGCTCCCCGTGGTCGGGGTGAGCGTCGACGTGGACGAACCCCGGTGCCAGCCGCGCATCGGCGCCGGTGAGCCCGACCGGGAGGCCGGTGGCCTCGTCCACCGGGCCGCCCCCGGCAGCAGGAGTGAGCTTGTGCTCACCGTCACGTGCCATGACCGCTCCCCTCACTTGCCCTGGAGGTACCGGTAGACGCAGAACGCGCGCGGCCGGGCCAGCTGAATGTCCCCCCGCCAGGTCGCGAGGAGGCCGATCTGCCCGTTCGGCGCGTACGCCTCGGTGAGGGTCTGGATGGTCAGGTCGAGCCGCTGCCCGATGATCAACTGGGTGAAGTCGCCGGCGAACACGTCGGCCATCAGCGTCCCGGTGCCCTGCCCGAACCCGGACGGGATCTGGTTGGTCACGAACTTGGCGATGCCATCGACCACCGGGGGGACCCGCATCGGGTTGTTCTGCGTGTCATACGCCTCCGCGTACCGGCGGGCCAGGTGGGAGGGCCAGAGCATCGCGTTCGGCCGCTCGTTGAAGTCCAGCGGCGTCATGACCGTGTCGATGACCTCATTCCAGAACGACGCCGCCGTCTGCACCGTCCCGTTGGCCGCGCCGCCGAGCACCGAGGAGGAGGCGTTGGCGAGCAGGTTCGCCAGGATGCCACGCGGGTACGGCGTCGGCAGCCCGCCAGAGGGCAGCATGTTGTTCCCGGTGGCGGTCTGCTCCCCGCCCGCGGTCACCTGGCCGAACAGGGCGGCCAGGTCGAGGGTGACGGCGATCTTCCGGGCGATCGCCTCGGCGACGAGCTGGTCAGCGCCGCCGCCGGGGGTGGTGTCCTGGAACCATTCCAGCGACCCGATCACCAGGCAGTTGAGCGTCACCGCCGTCAACGTGACGTTGTCGAACGTGGGGTCGGACGCGGTGATCGCGGAGCCCTCAGTGCGGAACGACGCCGACGGGTCAGCGGTCAGCCGGCCGATCTGGACGATCTTCGCGTCCATCGGCACGACCTCCGCGCCGGCCTGCATCACCGCCGCGTAGTTCCGGGCGAGGTCGATGATGTCCGCCGCCCACACCGTAGGCACCACCGCTGAACCTGAGGTGGTGGAGATCGACCGGAGCAGCGACCCGAGGCCGCCGTGCATCCCGATGATGTGCTCATCACGGGACCGGGTCTGCTCGGCCAGCCCAGCCGTGACGGGGTGGTCGGCCATCCGCTGCCCGCGCTCCACCACAGCGGGGCGGCCGTCCGCGTGCCGGACCCACCGGACGCTGTCACTAGCGGCCTCCTGCCCGGCGCCTGCGCTGCGCGGGGAGGTGTACCCGGCCCCGGTGCCACTGGCCCGGGTCGGGTGACGTTCGGCCATGCGCTGCGCGTGGAGCTGGTCCTCCGCAGCGGCCGCGTCAAGCTCAGCGAGGAGCCGGTCGGCGTCTGCGGCCTCATCGCGGGCCTTCGCCTGGTGGAACTCGATCCGCTCGACAAGCTGGTCCTCAGCCTCGGTGAGGTGATCCCGGCCATCCGCACGGGCACGGGCGCAAATGTCGAGGACGTGACGCTTGGTCGAGTCGAGGGTCCGCTCGGCGTGCTCCTTGCGGCGCTGCGCGGCGCGGCGAAGCTGCTCAATGGTCTGCATGGTCGTGGCACTCCCGGTCGGTCAAGTCGGGGAGTGCTCACCCGGTCATATTGCCGGGCCGACGCGGCGAGGTCCCCGGCCCCTCTCGGGCCTCCGGTCTGATCACCACGGGGGATCTTGCCTGACACCGGGGCGGACAGCCCCTCGGCGTGCTCACGGTTGGCCGGTCCGGTCTGACAGCCTCACCGGCCCGCAACGCCTACCGGAAGGTTACCCGGCCTCAGCGTCAGCGGCGAGGTAGGCGCGCTGCACCTCCGCGAGCGCGGCGTCGAACTCCTCGTCGGTCTCGCAGGAGGCCCGGCACGGCATCCCCGTGTTCACCCACGCGGTCATCGCCAGCAGGAACGGCGGCGCGGGGAGATCACCCAGCACACACCAGGCAGCCTCAGTGTCACCGGCGAGCATCGCCCGCAGGAACGCGGGCACCGCCCGGCGCGCCTGGTCGAGGTCAGCGAGCGGGTCGGCGGTCACGGGCGGCCACCCGGGCGGGCACCGGCCACCGGCCCGGCACCTACCGACCCGGCCGCGCCCGGCCTGCTCCCAGCCGCCGCAGACGCAGCCACCCTGGACCCCGCTGTCGCGGCCGCAGTCACCCGGCCACCCGCCGACGCTGATGGAATCGCCACCAGCCCATGATCTCCCGCCCCCACGACAGGACACGGGAGGCTGGCCGGGGTCCCAGGCAGGTTCCGCCTGGTTTCCCGGAGGTTCCGGTGGGCCGGGCTGGGCGCGGTAACAGCGGGGACTTTTATTTTTTTGCCGGCTGCGGGGTCTGTGCGGCCTATACCGGAAAAGGCCCCCTCGTGGTAGGGATTGCAGCGCGGGCGTGGTGCGGGGTCCTGCCCGTGGGTCCTCACCGCTGCCGGGTGGCAGTGTCAGGGACTCCTGAGCCTGGGAGGCGTAACAGGTCCCTGCCGCTGGCGCGGCGGCCCTGGAGCCTCGCTTCCAGGTGGGCGCGGCGGGAGGTCTCGGCCCGGACCCTGGCACGCAGTTCCGGGTCGGCTTCAAGGAGGGCCCGGATCCGCTGGGAGTGCTCCCGCCATCCGGTGATCTCGGCTGCGTGGCGGCGTTGCTGCTCCTGATCGAGGCGGCGGCAGCCGGCCTCCTGCGCGGCGTCCTGGGCGGCCTGCTCGGCGCGGGTGTTCGCCTCGGCGTTGGCGACCAGGGCGCGCAGCCCGGCGTAGGGGTCGGGGTCGGCCGGGTCCTGCCCGTGGTCCGGGTCCGGGCAGGAGGTCCCCGGCGCGAGACGCCAGGGACACCCCGGCTCGGGACAGCGGGCCGCTCTGGTCATGCGGTCAGGCTACGACCGCCCCTGTCAATGCGTCCTTGACAGTCCGGCGATCGCCGCCGCCGGGCCTGTCCTGGGTGCCGGAACCTCCAGCGAAATCTCCCACAGGTCCCGCTCCGCACCGGTCATGCCCCGGATGTAAACCACATCGTCGCCGTCAGCGTCTGCCCATTCGGGGACGTGCACCTCCTCAAGCGGGAGGTGCGTGGCGGCGAGGATTGCCTCTTTGGTGAGCATGGGTAGTCACCGGGGCAGAGGGGGAGGTGCGTCATGGGCGGTTTGCGCGACAAGGTGGCCACGGCCGGGTTCGGGGAGGCCGCCTACCAGCGGCGCAATGAACGCCGGGCAGCCCGGCACCAGACCACCGATGAGGTGATCGCCCGCTACACTGCGGCCGATGGCGCGCGCCCCGGCCGAGAGCCGCTGACGACCGGGCAGCACATCCTGCACCTGCTGCTGACCGTGTTCACCTGCGGGTTGTGGGCACCGGTGTGGATCATCCGCGCCGTTCAGGGAAACAGGCCAGCTAAAGCATGACCCGGGGTGGTCGTCGTGACTGCTCAGGCGGGCGGGAGGTGCGGGCACTCCCAGTCCCCGGCCAGGATCGGCGGCGGCCACGGGCCAGCCAGGAGGGCTTCGTGGTAGGCGTCGGGGTCGGCCGGCTGGCAGTCGTGGCAGAACACCACGACCCCGAATGTGACCAAGGGCGGTAGCCAGCGGTGGCAGCAGGAGCAGCCCTCGGGCTCGACCTCAGTCATGGCGGGCTCGTCGGGCCGGATAGTCAGGAGCCGTCAGCGGAGGGGGCAGACCGGCTGAGCCGACCCGAGCCGGGGTCACGCTGCCACCCCTCTGGAATGGGTTGGCCCACACCGAGCTTTGCGCCAGTGAGGTCTGCGCCGAAGAGGTCCGTGGGGAGGTCCGCGCCGAAGAGGTTCGCGCTGTTGAGGTCCGCGCCGGTGAGGTTCGCGCTGTTGAGGTCCGTGCCGAAGAGGTCCGCGCCGGTGAGGTTCGCGTTGTTGAGGTATGCGCCGTTGAGGTTCGCGTCGGCGAGGTATACGTGGCTGAGGTTCGCGCCTTGGAGGTGCGCGCAGTAGAGGTTCGCGCCGCTGAGGTTCGCGGCGTTGAGGTTGGCGTCGATGAGGTCTGCGTCGGCGAGGTACGCGCTGCTGAGATCGAGCGGCTGGTGGTCATGCCTAGGATCCCGGCGTCCAATGACAGTGGCGGCCGCTTGTACGTCCGGGCGCGTCCTGCTGGGTTCGTAAGGGCCTTGTTTATCCTCAGCCTCGGTTGAGCGCGGCCACGGCTCGCGGGAGTGCTCGCGGATGAACGCGGTCAGGACTTCCATCACCGTGGGGTGGTCCTTGGGCGAGTCGCGGGCCACCCGCTCCAAGGCGTAGATCGCGCCGATGCGCACATCGAGCTTGTTAGAGCCGAGTTGCTCGATCGCCCTGGTATAGCGGTCGGTCACTTGGCCCTGCCGGGAAAGGCGGAAGTTCTGCGCGGTGTACCACAAGGCCCAGGCCACGAACACGCCGGCAGCGAGGGTCAGAAGCTGCGTTCGCACAGCTTCCCGCGCCGTCCGCAGCTGCATTGCCCGCTGCGGGCCTGCGATCAGGCCTACGTCATGCGCGGCGATCAGATCCGTAATCGGCCACAGGAGCGCCGCGGCGATCACAACGGCACCAGCCACAGCGCCAGCGACGAGCACTGTCCTCCGGTGGGTGTGCCACCATCCGGCACGTCCTGAGGTCACGGCATGACGGTAAGGGCTCCCGGCCGTCCTCGCCCGCTGCTTCCGCCACTTCGCTCATTGGGGCGCGCTGCCCCTCGGCCGGTGCGCAGCCGCGTGCGCGACGCGGGCCCGTAGCTGTGCACGCGAGGGGGCTGGGGGTAGTTGAGGCACGCGGGCAGAGCGGCTGACGACAGATCTGTTGTCAGCCGCCCGGATGATCATGGGAGCGCTAGGTGGGAGGCGGTGTCGGGGGGTCCTGTCAACACCTCCGGCCGGGGCCTGCCGGTATCGCCGCTGGTCAGCGTAGTTGTCGGTGCCATGCGGCGCCCGGGACGGACTGTTGTAAGCGCAGGTCACCGGCCTGCCGCCTCACGGACGGCGGCGAGCGCACAGTCCAGGCAGATCCACCGGCCGTCGCGGCGGCAGATCAGGCTGCCCTGAGTCACCCAGTGGCGGCAGGACAGCACCGATGAGCGGCGGGCCTTGCGGACCCGCACCGGGCCACCTGTGACGTCACGGGCGGGGACCTGTGACGTCACAGGTCTGACCTGGCAGTCATGGCCACAGCCCGAGCTTGGCGGCGATGCCGGCTCGGGTGCCGGTGCTGGCGAGGTGGTCGAGGGTGTCATGCCAGCGGTGCGGGCAGCCCGGGTAGAGGGCGGCGTGCACGGCCTGGGTCAGGCACCGGGAGCAGACGACGCGGCCGTCCTCGGTGAGGTAGTGGCCGGCTTTCTTGCCGATGCGGCGGCTGCACCCGGCGCAGTCCAGCGGCGGCGCGGCGGTCATCGGGTTCCCTCTCTCTCCGGTTGTCCTGTTAGGGCTGGGGTCCTGGCTCGGTCCGCCGGTCCACCTATAGGTGGTGGACCGGCGGACCGGCCGCCCTGGTCCGCGCGGTCCGCGCGGTCCGGACCGTTCGCGGACCGTGCCTGGCGGACCGTCATCGCCTGGCTGACCAGCGTGTTAGGAGCCGTCACCCCGGCATCTCTCATCGCCTTGCGGACCGCCGTGCGGACCGCGTCAGGGGGGAGTCCTGCTGCCTCGCACGCGGACAGGATTCGGACCAGCTTGTCGTCGTCCCCGGCAGCAGATCCCTGCGCCTCGGACCACTCATGCCGCAGCGGCCCGAACTGCCGGCGCAGCTGGAACGCGGACGGCCCGTGGTGACCGGCGCGGCCCTTGATGCGGGTCAGCCGGTAGAGCAGGCCGTCGATGATCGTGGTCATCCGCCAGGTGGTGTCGACATCGCCGTCCTTGGCGCTGGATCCGCGTTGCCCGCGGTCCTCGTCCTTGCCCGGGTGATCAAGGCGCAGCACCGTGATCCCCAGGCCCTTCAACGGGGCCAGCGACCACCGGTACAGGTCCAGGAACGTGTCGGCGTCGTTCTCCCGGCCGGCGACCATGCGGGTCGTGGTGTCGATGACGACGAGGTCAGGCCGGTCCCGCTCAGCGAGATCTGACAGGTGCCAGCCGCCCTCCCTGCTGTCGAGCGGCGGCAGGCCGGCGAAGGAGTACAGGCGGAGCCGGTCGAGATCCTGCGGCTGGCAGCCGAACGCCTGGAGCCGTTCGACGAGGTCGGTCACCCGGTTCTCGTCATCGAGGTACATGACGGTGCGGCCTGCGCGGACCAGGTCGGCGGTGGCCTCCAGCGCGAGCAGCGACTTGCCGGTGCCGGGCTTGGCGAACAGGGCGTTGCCGGTGCCGCGCTCCAGCCACTCCCGGTACAGCCAGTCGGTGTGCTCGGGCTGGGCGGCGAACGCGGCGTGCCAGTCAACCGGCTCGTAGCGGGAGGCGAATGTGGCGATGACGCCATCCGGGTCCTGTGCGGCCCGGAGAGCGCGTGGCGGGCGGCCGCCACCATTCGGCCCTGCCCCGCTCATGACAGCCCGCCGGGTGTCCATGCCGGGTTGACACCCGGCTGGAGCAGGGCTGCCCCAGGCAGACCCCTGGGCCTGGTGCTCCCGGTCGCTCCTGAGCGGTCCTGGCGCGATCTGCGCCCCTCGAGCGCGCCGCCCCGGAGACTGTCTGTGGCCTGCGTTATCGTGGGGATTGCATCGGTTTTCTGGAGCTGGCCGGGGTTGGAGAGCCCCGGCCGCTTCACGTCTCGCCCCCGTCCGCAGGGCCGAGCAGGAGCACGGCGAGCCGCTCCCGCTGCCCGGAGGTCAGCGGCGGCGGGACGCAGGCGGTCAGCCGCTCGATGTAGGTGTCTGCGACTGCGGCGCGGAGGGCGCGCCGCGCGGCCTCGACGGCCTCGGGGGGATCACCTCGGCGGATCGCCGCGCCGAGGTCGGACCGGGCCTGCTGTGCAGGCGACACGGTAGCCATGTGAGAGAGACCTTCCGCCAGTGCTGGCGGCCTGTTTCACCAGGGGCCGATTGACCTGGTCTCTCCAGAGGACTGACTCAATCCTATGGGCAGGGTCTAGCCTGCCCGTGGACTGACACGCCTAGCCGGTGACCCACTCGATCCGGATGCCGACCCTGTCCTCATCGAGGCCGGTGGCGTCGGTGTAGGTGCGGCCAGCCGTGCCGGGAAGGATCGTGACCTCCATCACCTCAGCGATCACCGCGCGCTTGCGGTCCAGCGGCAGGGCGTCATAGGCGGCGGCGACGTCGTCGGCATCGACCAGCTCCGCCAGCACCGGGGCACGCCGGGCACGCTCCATGCGCCGCTCAGCGGCAGCCAGCCGCTCCCGGAGGCGGGCGGTGCGGGCCTTGTGCTCGGCCCGGGTCAGTTCCCCCGCCTCCCACATGTCCCCGGCCTCAGCGATGCGCTCACGCAGCCTGGCAGCCTCACCGGACAGGCCGGGGCCGGGGTCGCCGCCGAGCAGGCTCGCGGCGTCCTCCCGGTTCAGCTTGGCCAGGGTGAGGCGGGCGATCAGCGCGCCCTCGACCACCGTGTCCACCGGGGCGATGGTCCGGTACAGGTGCTCATGCGGGCACTTGTAGATCCGGCGCCGGGCACCCTTGCGGCCCTTGGTCGAGCCGGTCTTCATCGGCCCGCCGCAGACCCCGCACAGGGCCAGCCCGGACAGCAGGTGCTTGACCTGGTTGGTGGTCGTGGTGCGCCGGGCAGGGTCCGCGAGCAGGCCGCAGACTGCCCGGTGATCGGCCTCGGTGACGATCGCCGGCCACGTAGCGCCGGGGAGGATCTCACCCTGGAAGTCGACCGCGCCGTAGTTCCGGGGCCGGGTCAGGACCGCCCGCAGAGACGCCGGGGTCCACTCCTTGCCGCGGGTCGTCGTCAGGCCCCGGTCGTTGAGGTCCCGCACCAGGGCACCGAGGGACCGGCCGGCCAGCAGTTCGGCGACCATGCGCCGCACCTCCCCGGCCTCGCCGGGGTCGATGACGGGCTTGACCTTCCGGTGGGCGTTGGCCCGCCCTGCCCTCGCGGGGTCGGGGACCAGTTCCCACCCGAACGGCCGGGACCCGCCGAGCCACAGGCCCGCCTCGGCGGCTTGCCGCTGCGCCGCCACGGTGCGCTCACCCTTGATCTCGACCTCCATCGTGTCCACCTCCCCGAGCATCCCAGCCATGCCCCGCCCGTAGGCAGTGGACAGGTCAAGATCCGGGCCCTTGCAGCAGACCACCGACACCCCGGCACGGCGGAGGATCTCGATGCCCTCAGCGCGCTCACGCCGGTTGCGCCACAGGCGGGACAACTGCCACACGATGATCACCGTGAACTCCCCGCGCCTGGCGGCCGCGATCAGGTCCGCGTACCCGGGGCGGGGCCCGCCGAGGGTGGCGGACAGGTCGTTGTCGGTGAACGTGTTGACGACGGTCAGGCCCCGCCGGGCGGCGAGGTCGGTGGCGTCCTTGTCCTGTCGCTTGACGCCGCGCTCGTCGTCGTCGCGGTCCTCAGAGATCCGGAGGTACTTGGCTGCCTGCTCACTCATGCAAGCAGAATACCCCTAAATCGAGTTCCGGTATACCCGATTTCCGGGGGCCGCAAGGGGTGTGGACGCGGAACCCGGGTGCTCAGCAGCTGTCCACCTACCAGGCCTACGTGAGCGACCCAGCGGTGCG